CTCAAATAAATCTGTCTCTAACCAAAATCCTCTGCTTCTTGAGGCCGTTCCCTACACAGGAGACCCCCCACCCCTAAAATTTAAGTACCTAGCTAAAAAAATTTTTTGTGGTATATTTCGCGCAACGGCTTATAGCCAGCGAAACAATTTATGACTTTAAAGCTAGAACCTGAGATAGGTGTATCTATTGCATCCCAAGTTCCGCCCGAAGACCTTACCGTTTGGGCAGAAGCTGCGAGTAATACCGCGCAGGAATTAGAAGAACACGGGTTAGATGTAGAACCTAACAAAGACGACAAAGACGTAGCAGCTAAACTAGCCGTTGCCTACGCTGATGATCCCGAAAAAACGTCTAAGAAAGCCTCCACCAAGAAGATTTCTACCCTCACACCTGCATCTCTTATACTTACAAACACCATACTGCAAGAGTTTGGACATTCTGTTGCAGAAAATGCCGTGCAGATACGGCACCTAGTCACAAACAAGCTGCTATTAGAGTCTGAAAACCCCGACCCACGTATACGTATGCGTGCGTTAGAGCTTCTGGGTAAGATCTCAGACGTAGGATTGTTTGCCGAGAAGTCAGAAGTAACTATTACGCACCAATCAACTGATGACCTACGTGACAAACTACGTTCTAAGCTAGAGAAGCTGGTTAATCCAGAAGATGCCCTAGTGTTGGAAGGTGAGACGTTTGATATTGACGAAGAACTAGGCGCAGACGACTACGATGATTGAGGCCGTTCCCGACTTTACCGAGGAAGAAGTCCAGCAGATGCTGGATAACATAGATAACTTCAATGATACGGAGGTTGTTGAGATAGGCCGTATCGTTGATGAGCTTGCAACGCGCAAGATGAACAAAGCTGCCTATGATGATCTCATAGAATTCTGCAAGATTATGCAGCCAGACTATATAGTAGGTAAACACCACCGTATTTTGGCTGATATGCTCATGGCAATTGAAGCTGGGGACAAGGATCGCATCTGTGTAAACATCCCACCGCGTCATGGCAAGTCTCAACTCGTTTCTATCTTCTTCCCAGCGTGGTACTTAGGGCGTAATCCTAATAAGAAGGTAATGATGGTGTCGCACACCACTGATTTGGCTGTAGATTTTGGTCGTAAGGTGCGAAACCTTATCTCTACAGACGCATACAAAGGTATTTTTCCTACTGTAGCTCTAGCAATTGACTCTAAGTCGGCTGGTAGGTGGAATACGAACTCTGGTGGCGAGTATTATGCCTGTGGTGTTGGCTCTGCACTGGCTGGTCGTGGTGCCGACCTACTGTTGATTGATGATCCGCACTCAGAGCAAGACGTTATTAACGGAAACTTTGCTGTATTTGAGAAAGCGTACGAATGGTTCACGTTTGGTGCGCGTACTCGTCTAATGCCGGGCGGAAGTGTTGCAATAATTCAGACTCGCTGGCACCAAGATGATTTAACGGGGCGTGTTGTACGTGATATGAGTCAGAATGAGCGTGCCGATGAGTACGACGTTATTGAATTCCCCGCCATACTAGAAGTTGTGGATGAAGAGGCGGATGAGATTGTTGAGAAACCTCTCTGGCCTGAGTTTTTTGACCTAGAAGCTCTACTGCGTACAAAAGCGTCCATGCCTACGTTTCAGTGGAATGCACAGTACCAGCAGACACCCACAGCAGAAGAAGCTGCGCTGATAAAACGTGAGTGGTGGAACTTATGGGAGAAGGAACAGCCTCCAAGTTGTGAATACGTCATAATGTCTTTGGACTCAGCGGCAGAAAAGCACAACCGTGCCGACTACACGGCGCTGACTACGTGGGGTGTGTTTCTTAACGAGGAAACTAGCGCGTATAACATCATCTTACTGAACAGTATTAAGCAGCGTATGGAGTTCCCAGAGCTAAAGGACATGGCTATAGAAGAATATAGGGACTGGGAGCCTGACTCGTTTATTGTGGAGAAGAAATCATCAGGTACGGCGCTTTACCAAGAGATGCGACGTATGGGTCTACCTGTGTCAGAATACACACCACACAGGGGGTCAGGTGACAAACTAGCACGGTTAAACTCAGTATCTGATATTGTAGCGAGTGGTCTGTGCTGGGTTCCCACTACCCGTTGGGCTGAAGAAGTGGTAGAAGAGATTGCTGGGTTTCCGTTTATGAGTAATGATGACTTAGTTGACTCCACAGTTATGGCACTCATGCGTTTTAGGCAGGGTGGTTTTATACGCCTACCTACTGATGAGCCAGAAGAACAAAGATACTTTAAGTCGCGTAGAGGCGGCTTCTACTAGAGATATAATATGGCTATTGAGAAAGGACTATACGCAGCCCCAGAGGGCATAGACGGTGATCTTATGGAGGGTGATGATGACGCTGCCCTTGAGATAGAGATCGTCAACCCAGACATGGTGACACTAGACGACGGTAGCGTTGAGATTACTATTATCCCCGGTGCAGAACCCTCAGACATGGGTGGGTTCGATACTAACTTGGCAGAGACACTAGAAGAAGGTGTGCTTAACGAGTTAGCAGATGACCTAGTTGGGATGATAAGCGCCGACATCGAAAGCCGAAAGGACTGGGCGGATACTTACGTTAAGGGCTTAGATGTTCTTGGCTTTAAGTATGAAGAGCGTACAGACCCGTGGGAAGGTGCCTCTGGCGTGTACTCTACAGTGCTTGCCGAAGCAGCTATCCGGTTCCAAGCAGAAACAATGTCAGAGACGTTTCCAGCCGCTGGCCCAGTACGCACTAAGATCATAGGCGTAGAGGACAAAGACAAGGAAGAAGCGAGTAGCCGTGTAAAAGCGGATATGAACTACGAATTGACTGAGCGTATGGTGGAGTACCGCCCAGAGCATGAACGGCTCTTATATAGCCTAGGATTGGCTGGTAGTGCGTTTAAGAAGGTTTACTTCGACCCGAACATAAATAGACAGGTAGCCCTATATATCCCTGCTGAAGATGTAGTAGTGCCTTATGGTGCGTCTACTATAGAGAGCGCAGAGCGTGTTACTCACGTTATGCGTAAGACCAAGAATGAGTTAAAGAAGCTACAGGCAGGTGGGTTCTACCGTGATGTAGAGTTGGGTGAACCACAGACATTCCACACCGACATTGAAGAGCGTAAAGCTGAAGAGGGTGGGTACTCACTAACTGACGATGACCGCTACTCTTTATACGAGATACACGCTGACCTAGTTATTGAGGGTGTTGACGAAGACGACGATGAGATAGCAAAGCCATACGTGGTAACTATTGAGCGTGGGTCTAATGAAGTTCTTGCCATACGCCGTAACTGGAACGAAGAAGATGACCTGATGCTGAAGCGTCAGCACTTCGTACACTACGTATACGTGCCGGGATTCGGGTTCTACGGCCTTGGTTTGATTCACATCATCGGTGGATACGCTCGTGCGGGTACGTCTCTTATACGTCAGCTTGTAGACGCTGGCACCCTAGCTAACCTACCGGGCGGTCTAAAGGCTCGTGGGCTACGTATTAAGGGTGACGACACTCCGATTGAGCCGGGTGAGTGGAAGGACGTTGATGTGCCATCAGGCAGTATCCGCGACAACATCATGCCGCTCCCCTATAAAGAGCCTAGCCAGACACTACTGGCGCTACTTAACCAGATTACGACTGAAGGCCGTCGCTTAGGCGCTATCAGTGACATGAACATCTCTGACATGTCAGCCAATGCCCCTGTGGGTACTACGCTGGCGCTGTTAGAGCGTACGTTGAAGCCTATGGCTGCTGTACAGGCTCGTGTCCACTACACCATGAAGCAGGAGTTTAAACTTCTTAAAGCTATCATGGCAGAGCACGCACCCGCAGAGTACTCGTATGAGCCTCTACGTGGAGAGCAGACAGCCCGTAAAGCTGATTATGAGATGGTAGATGTAATTCCTGTCAGTGATCCGAATAGCTCTACAATGGCCCAGCGCGTTGTGCAGTACCAAGCGGTGTTGCAGATGTCGCAACAGGCACCACAGATCTACGACCTGCCACAGCTACACAGGCAGATGATTGAGGTGTTGGGCGTTAAGAACGCTGACAAGCTAGTACCAACCACAGACGACA